TGTTCTTTTTAAAAAGAAATTTTTGTTTTTCTCCTGTAACATTCTCTTAGGGGAAGTTTTTTGTTACTAAAAAAGGCGTTAAAATGGCGAAGTTTCTGTTTGCACATCTTGTCAATAAAAGATAACTTTATAGATGTAAAGAATTAAAAGTCAAACCATTAATTTCAGAATTATGAAAGAATTAGTAACCATTCAGCAAAAGCTGAAAGCCCCCAAAGGGCAGTATAATACTTTCGGTAAATACAAGTACCGTAGTTGTGAGGATATTCTTGAATCAGTGAAACCTGTTCTTGCTGAAACCAAGTGTACGTTAACTCTAAGCGATGAGATGATCGCAGTAGGTGACAGGATCTACGTAAAAGCAACTGTTACTTTGACTAATGACAAGGGAGAAAAAGAAGTGACTACTGCTTTTGCAAGGGAAGAAGAGACAAAGAAAGGAATGGATGGGAGCCAAATCACTGGGGCCTCATCTTCTTATGCAAGAAAGTACGCTCTTAACGGTCTGTTTTGCATTGATGATGCGAAAGACAGCGATTCAACCAATACTCATGAAAAGGAAGATACACAACAGCCTGCAAAAACACCTGCTAACACTGCTCCTGTATATACAGGTGCTCAATTAAAAAAGGCTATTGCTGACATGCTTGCTGTCAAAAGCAGAGCTGAACTTGAAAAAGTATGGTATGGTAATCCAGCTATGCAAAATGATAAAGAGTTTGTAAACGCCTGTATGAATATGGGCAAAATTTACCCGGCACAATGATAGAGTTAGTTAAATCGAGTGTGGTTTTCTCGGAAGAGAACCACACATATTTTCTTGGTGAAAAGCAACTAAAAGGTATTACCGGAATGATTAGCCGGCAGTTATTTCCCAATAAGTATAAGGATATTCCAGAATACATATTGAAAAGAGCTGCTGAAAAAGGTAGTCGTATTCATGGACAATGCCAGTTTGCTGATGTAACAGGATTACCACCCGAGAGTATTGAAGCTATTAATTATATCAGGGAAAGAGTAAATGCCGGATATAAGGCTTTTGCCAATGAGTACACTGTTTCAGACAATGAATATTTTGCATCGAATATTGATTGTGTTTGGGAAAAGGACGAGAAAATCAGCCTTGTCGATATCAAGACTACTGCAAGTCTTGACCGTGAGTATTTGAGTTGGCAGTTATCAATTTATGCCTATTTGTTTGAACTTCAAAATCCACTAATTAAAGTTGATAAATTGTTTGGCATTTGGTTACGTGGGGATAAGTCGGAATTAGTCGAGATTGAGCGTAAACCGGATGCAGAGGTTAAGAGATTACTGGAATGTGAGATTAAAGGTGAACACTTCTTACCTAATGCTCCTGTTCCAGCCGATGGGAAACAGCTTATTCCTATGCAATTAGTAGATACTATTATTGATATAGAGGAACAGGCAAGTTATATCGCTGAAGTGCAGAAAGGTTACAAGGAACAACTTAAAAGCGCCATGCGTGAGAACGGTGTTAAATCATGGGATGCTGGCCGGTTGCGTGTTAGCTATACTCCCTCTTCAATGGGTAAGAGTTTTGATACAAAGAAGTTTCAGGAAGATCACCCGGAACTTTATTCTCAATATTTAAAAACGTCAACTAAAGCGGATAGTATTCGTGTAACTATAAGGGAGGAAGGAAAATGAGTGTCAATAAAGTAATTCTTATAGGACGTGCCGGTAAAGATCCGGACGTGAGAACATTGGACGGTGGAGCAAAAGTAGCTTCTTTATCTTTTGCCACAACAGATAAAGCGTACACTTTGCAAAATGGAACCCAGGTACCGGAACGTACAGAATGGCATAATCTTATTTTTTGGAATAAGACTGCTGAAATAGTTGAGAAGTACGTCCATAAAGGAGATAAGTTGTATATAGAAGGTAAGTTACGTACTCGTAACTATGACGATAGCAAAGGGATTAAACGTTACATAACTGAAGTCTTTGTTGATAGTATCGAGATGCTTACACCGAAAGTTCAGCAACAGGCTGCTTCTGTGCCTCCACCATTGCCAGCGCAACAGTCTACACAGAGACAGCAACAACAAGTACAGCAGCCTGCATATCAGCAACAGCCATATCAACAGGTACCACCGCCTGATGATTTACCATTCTAAAATATGGCAGAAGCTATTCTAACAAAACAGAACGGGGTAGTCACAATGGATAAGTCGTTTGACTACCTCTGTTCCACGCTCAAAAATGGAACTTATACTGTAAGCATCAAGAGGAAGGTAGAGCCACGTACCCTGTCGCAAAATGCGCTTATGTGGTTGTGGTTTGCTTGTATTGAGAGGGAGATAGGCACGGATAAGTTGGATGTACATGATTACTATTGCCGTAAGTTTCTTCCACGGCAAATATGTATGAATGGAAATATTGTTTCGGTTGTTGGAAGCACTTCTAAATTGAATACGATCCAAATGAAAACTTTCATGGATAAGGTTCAGGCTGATGCTGCCACCGAATTAGGAATCAATTTGCCATTACCTGTTGACCAGTACTATAAAGATTTCATTAATGAATACCTGCATAGGTAAGTATTAACTAAAAGTTTAATTAAAATGGATTTGAATATTTCAAAAGCAAAATTGACCAAAAAGGGATGTCTTGAAGTGGTCTATGCAGACAAGGAGGGAAACGATATCGTTTTCAAGGGGATTAATCCTGTTCATCCGGATTTGAAGGATTCGCTAAACAAGCTCGTACCTTACATGGTAGATATTACAGAGCAGAAAGAATCCCAGTACATTAACTGGGAACGTCCGGAGTCATGTCTTGAAGATGAGTTTTTCAAAAAATTCAATGTCACTGGTGTCAGCATTGGTGGTGACTCTTCCTTTGAAGTCTGTGTGTTGACAGGTAAGCGGACCCTTATGACGAGCAAAGTCCTTAATCTTTGTTCTCCTGGTATTGGTTTCGATCCGGACAATGAATCGTATGTGCATTGTGAGGAGTTTCGTGATGCGGTTTACAATTTTTTGTATGAGGCTGAACAATATGTTACAGAGAATAAATGTTCAGAGATTCAAAGAGAATTCGAGTTTAAAGATGGTGATGACCCGTTTGAGAAGACAGATGAAGCTGCTGATGTAATGAATGAGGATGGTGATGATAATGAGATACGCTCAACTGTTGAACATCAAGAATTAGTATTAGAGCCTGCTTCATGAAACCAATCTATGTGACTAAGACGCCCAATCTGTACCGGATTCAGTTCGAGTATCATCCAAAGTTGGTCGAGGTCATAAAGATGATACCAAGTAAGCCACGCTACGACGGAACAGACCGGGCGTGGCTTGTTAGTATCAATGATGCGCGTTATCCTGTTGGACGTGATGCCAATTGGTATGTGAGAGCTTTTTCGCAGTGGGCTGTTCAGATGCGTTATTGTTCTACTGTCAAGGAACGTGAGGTTACTGAAGATATAAATTATGATATTCCTCCGATGAAGCCTTTTGTCGGTGAACACTATATGTTACTTCAACCTTACGAGTATCAACTTGAGGGAGTACAGTATGCAATAGAGCACAAACGCTGTTTTTTCGGTGACCAGCCCGGGTTAGGTAAAACGTTGCAAGCTATATGTGCAGTTGTTAAAGCACATAGAGAAGCGCCTATATACGGTGAATCTTTTCCAGTACTTGTAGTTTGCCCTGCTGCATTGAAAGTCAACTGGCAACGTGAATTCAAGAAATTCGCAGGGATTAACGCCATTATACTTGATGACAGAAACCGCCAGTCCTGGCAATCTTTTTATGAGTGTAAGAAGTCTGATGGCAGCCCACTTTGTGAGGTATTCATTACGAATTATGAATCACTGAATAAGTTTTTTGTGAGGTCTGTAAATAAGGAATCTAAGTTCACAATGAAAAGTATTGCTTTCGATCAGCGTGTCTCTTTGTTCAGGTCTGTTATCATTGACGAATCTCATAAATGTAAATCAAGTAAGACGCAGCAAGGAAAGTTTGTAGAAGGTATCTGCAAAGGAAAACGATATGTATTCGCATTGACCGGTACTCCTGTTGTCAACAATAATACAGACTTGATACAACAATTGAAAATATTAGGTCGATTAGAGGACTTTGGAGGTTATAGCCGGTATGTTGAAAGATATTGTGATGGTCCTAAACAGGCATCCAACGTTAAGGAACTGAATTGGCGGTTATGGAATACTTGTTTCTTCCGTCGTGAGAAGTCGAAAGTACTAACACAACTTCCGGACAAGACTCGTCAATACTTGACAGTTGATATCACTACCACCAAAGAATACAAAGCTGCCGAGGCTGATATGGTAAAATACTTGAAGAAATACAAGAACGCTTCGGATGAGCAGGTGCAGAAATCAATGAATGGTGCCGTCATGGTGCAGATGCAACTTTTAAAGCAGATATCTGCCAGAGGTAAAATCAAGGCAGTCTGTGAATTTGTCCATGATGTTATCGACGGTGGTGAGAAGCTGATACTTTTCGGTTACTTGAAAGAAGTTGTAGCAGAATTGAAAAAGGAATTTCCTAAAGCTGTTACTGTGACAGGTTCCGATAATGTCAACCAAAAGCAATATGCCGTTGATTCTTTCCAAAATAATCCCGATTGCAAGCTGATTATTCTAAACTTCAAATCGGGTGGTACCGGGCTTACTTTGACGGCTGCCAGTCGAGTAGCATTTATTGAATTCCCATGGACATTCAGTGATTGTGAACAGGCAGAGGATAGAGCACATCGTAACGGCCAAAAGAACAACGTAAACTGCTATTACTTCTTAGGTAAGGATACTATCGACAAATATATGTATGATGTGATTCAGACTAAGAAGAACATAGCCAACGGTGTTACCGGTACGGACGATCAAGTAGAAGAGAATATGGTGAATCTTGCAATGGACTTGTTTAGAGATAAATTATGAAGCCATTTAGATTAGTTATAAATGAGCAGAAAACTCATATTCAGGAATACAAGAAAGAAATGTTGTTCGGTCCTGAATGGGAGACCATAATATCCTTTGTCGGTTGTAGGAACAGGTGTAAACAAATCGTTGACCTTCTAAATGAATGTGCTACGATTTCAAAAAACAAGCAGAAAAATGACTGAAGAAGATATTCGTAAATTGGAGGTGAAATATTCTGAAACCAAGATACAACACATTTGTGTAACTTGGTTCAGAGAAACGTTTCCCAATGTAGGCTCTTTACTCTTTGCTATACCAAACGGCGGTGTCAGAACAAAGAAAAGCGGTGCTATGCGTAAATATGAAGGTGCCATTGCTGGTGTTGCTGACTTGATTTTGCTTTTTCCTCGCGGTGGTAAGAGCAGTCTTTGCATAGAGATGAAAGCTCCACGTGTAAAAGGTAAACGTGCCGGAACGCAGTCTGATGAGCAAAAAGAGTGGCAGGCATTAGTCGAGAAATATGGTAGTGTATATGTCGTTTGTCATGGGTTGATTGAGTTCATTAATAGCGTTTGCTATTATCTGAAAGCTGATCCTCAACCTTATATAAACAATGTCTTACGGAATTATTATAAATTGATATGACTTATATTGAACTTATCAATAGGTTTTGGGAACTTGACGAAAGCTGGCAATTTTCCTGCTGTGAAACGAGGCTTTATTTTTACTTACTAAAAATTGCGAATCGTTTAGGCTGGGAGGATAACTGGACACGTAGTGATACAAAGGTGTCATCTGACGTGGGAGTGTCTGTAAAAGTATTCAAGTCCGCCCGAAATAGATTAGTTCAAGCAGGTCTTATTGAATGTAAGCAAGGCAATGGAAGAGGCAATAAATCAACGTATTCTATAAAAGGTGTACAAAAAGGTATGCAAAATATACCACCTTTACGGTACCCTTTAGGTACACCTTTAGGTACACCTTTAGGGCACCCTTTAGGTACACCTTTTCAAGAAAGCTCCCCCATACCCCCTAAAGAAGAATATAAGACAGAGACAAAGACAAAGAAAGAACCCCCTAAAGGGGGTAAGAAAGAAAGTAGCTCTGGCGAGCTTTTCCCACCCTCTAAACCGGAGAAACCTAAAAGAGTTGCAAAAGAATTTATAGCTCCCACGCTTGATGAGGTTATTCAACACTTCATCAAGCAAAATGCTCCTGAACGGTTAGATGATTGGCAAGAGCAAGCAGAAATATTCTTCAATCACTTTGACTCGATAGGATGGAAGAATGCCAATGGAGTGAAAATAGAGCGGTGGGATTCCAAAGCAAATCTTTGGATATTGGATCGTATTCGTGAAAATCGAAAAAATGAATTAGACCATGACGGAAGAGGAAAAGAATTTATCAAGCAAACTTCAAAATTTGATGGAGAAGGAAGCCGGCAAGCGCAAGCTGACACTCCAACAGATAGAGAATCTGATACAAAGGCACAAAGAAAGTATTCAGAACGTTTCTGAATATGACTTAACTGACACGCAAGAGTATTACAACCATTGGAATTTAATATCTAACCTTGGTACAGATTATACAGAACGTGAGTTTAGAAAATTTGATGTTGATGATAACAACTCTAAACTAATTCAGTTTCTTCTGTACTACTTCAACGGATGCCGGTATGCTCAAAATGTGTTTCCAGAAGAGAATTACAAGGTGCATAAGAATCTTTTGCTTGTTGGTGAACCTGGTACCGGGAAAACAATGTTGATGCAGGTTTTTGCAGATTATTTGAAACTCACTTGTAACCCCAATGCTTTTGAAAACTTGTCTGTTACTCAAATGATGAATTATTATAAAATTCACGGGCATATTGACTTGTACACTTACAATGAGAATCAATCCAAAGGATTTAAACCAAATCCCTTTAATATCTGCTTGAATGATATCGGTTTGGAAACGGAAAATCAAAAATCGTATGGTACCAGCCTCGATTCGGTTATTGATGAATTTCTTTATGCCCGGTATGAGATTTTTCAGCAATACGGCAAGAAGTATCATATAACATCTAATCTTGGCATAGCCGAATTTAAGAAACGTTTCGGACCAAGATTAGTGGATCGCTTTAAAACGTTTAATGTTCTTCCTTTGTGTGGCGAGAGCCGTAGAATATAGCTACTATGAAAGTAATAATTTACTGGGTTACTAAAGATCCGGATAAAATTGCTCGTATCAGAGAGCGTTTCGGCATTGGAACTTATCGAAGTGTGAACGGTGAAACACCTGCTGAAATACGAGAAGAAGATATGGAACTTCTTCGGGAAACGGAAAGACGTGGCTTCATTCAAATACGGAATAAGCTCCAATAAAAATGGCGTTAAAATGGCGAAGTTTCTGTTTGCATAACTTGTCATTTTACGATAACTTTACTGATGTAATAAACTAAAAGTCAAACCAATATAATTAAATTATGGAAGTACAAAACATTAGAATTGACCTTATCAGTCCTTCTCCTTTGAATCCGA